AAAAGAATATTATTATACACATATTAACTATTATATAAATAATAAAAATAAATAATATTAATTTAATTGGAATAAGCGAGACCTCCCATACCAGATAATATACGTAATACGTTATAATTTACTGCATATATATTTATACCAGAGTAAGTCGCCCCCCCTGTAAGATCATCAGTAGTTACCATTAAAGTTGCCGTGTCAATACGAGACATATTTAATGTACCACTTGGTTGATGATCTTCTGGTTTGAGAGCAAAGGAATATACATTGATACCTGGATTTGAAGGAATATTAGTATGATGTTGATATGGTTGTACTAAATTGAAATATGAACCTTTGCGAACCGCGAAACGATCATTGCCGTTTAATTGTAATATAGCATCAGTGAAAGGATTACCATTTGGTGCAATATTCGGAGTAGTTGTATAATTATACCATTCCCTTCCTGCAGAAGTATTGGAGGTTTTGGCAACCCACACTAATTCTTTGCAAGGATGATTGAAATTTAATTTGATGCGATTGCTTCCACTTGATAAATTTTCAGTACCAGTAAATTGTAATTGTTCTATTAAATATTCGTGGGATAATTGGGCGAAACGTCTGCGCTCATCAGTATCGAGGAATATATAATCTACCCATAAAGAGACATCTTTTAATTCTCCAAAATGTGTATCTGTACCAATAGTACAATTTTTTCTAGTTTCGAATTCTATTTTAATCTTAACTTCATGATATTGTAAAGCGATTAAAGGAAGAGCTAAACCGATATTGCGACAGAACCAAAATTCTAATGGTATATATAATGTATCTTTTTCTTTCGCATTGGCACCTACCATTTTTTTATATCCGTAACTTTTACCTTCGGGTAAAGATAATTCATTCCAAATGTACATCCAATCAGAATAATGTTTATCAATTTGTTGACCACCAATTTCAAGAACTACATTTTTGAGTAAACGAAGACCAATATAATTTACATATTCATCAGTACCAGCAGTAGCACCAGCACCTCGATCACCTAATGTTACTTGGAGATACGCGCGATTAATTAAGTCGCCATTGCGGGATATTTGGCATGTTACTGTGTTTCCGTAACCTGGATTTCCATTGAAAGTTTGTTGTATAGCTTCAACAGCGAAGTTAGTATGACGACGATATACAACTTTGAAAAAGGTAATTTGAGGATTACCAGTTAAATAAACATCCTGAGCACCATAAGCTACTAGTTGAAGAAGACCACCACCCATTTACGCTATATTCTTTATACTATTATAGGAGAAAAAAATATAAATTACTATACGAATAAAAAACTATTAACACATATAAAACTTATTTTAAATTATTGTATTATATATGATGTTTAAAGAAAAATCATCAAAAAAAAAATTAAATATAGATAATAATGATACTTTTACACTTGATGCGATGCATAATAATATGATTAAAAATTTTGAAAATATTGATAAGGAATTACAAAATCAAAAAGAATTGTTAGAATTATATGAAAGTGACTCTAACTATATTTTGAATATTATTGAAAATGAATTAGCGGATAAGGAAACTTTAAATGTATTATGGACAAGTAATATTAATTTACGCGAGAAAATAATAGATGTAAAAAATAAGATTAATGAATTAAATAATTTTGATGAAGTAGAATATTACAAAAATACTAGTTACATTCTGTTTCAATATTATGATACTGTTGATAAACAATCGGAAATAAATAATTTTTCTAACAATAATATTATAAAATCTTCTGTTGATTTACCGACTTTAAAACAATCTCGAGTTCTTAAAAGTGAGTCCAAAAAAAAGAAAAATGCTAATATAAAGGCTACTATTAATGTATTAGATGCGCTTAATAATATAGAACACAATGAAAGTAAAGAATATAACGAAGTGCTAGGTGATAAATTGCTTTCACAAGACAAAAGTGCATTAGTCGATAAATATATGTCAATAATTGATAAAAAATATGTTAGAAATGTCGAAGATGATAATATAGAAATATGTAAAAGATGTAACAATCAAATGCTTTGTTTACAACAAGATGCTATTATGATATGTAATTTATGCGGATACCAAGAATTGTTACTTGTTGAACAAAATAGACCTATATTAAAGCAAAATACTAAAGATACGTCGCATTTTTGTTACAAAAGAATAAATCATTTTAGAGAATGGTGTAATCAAGTTCAAGGAAAAGAAAGCACAGATATTCCCGACGAAATATTTGAAAAGATTTTAACAGAAATTAAAAAGGAAAAAATAGTCGACTTGAAAACTATAACTTATTCAAAAATGCGTGACATTCTCAAGCGACTACGTATTAATAAATATTACGAACATATAAATTATATAATTAATAGAATCAACGGAATCCCCACTCCACAATTTAGTCCAGAATTAGAAGAAAAATTATGTAATATGTTTAGAAGTATACAAGCACCATTTTTGAAACATTGTCCAAAAGATAGAAAAAACTTTTTATCATATAGTTATGTATTATATAAATTTTTTCAAATATTAGGATTAAAAGAATATTTGAAGTATTTTCCGCTATTAAAAAGTCGCGAAAAACTTTATGTCCAAGATCAAATATGGAAAAAAATATGTATCGATCTAAATTATGAAATTATCCCATCTCTTTAGAGACCTATTGGAAAACCTATTAAACTAAAACCTGCACCAAGACCAATACCTTGTCTTGCACTATTAGATATAGTTGGGGATAATAAATCTAATATTGAAAATACGCATGCTGCAGTTAAACCAATTATCCATATTTCATTCCATTCTAATTTATTTTTTGGCAATATTATTGCTATAAATCCAACAATGAAACCTTCTAGTAAATATTTAAATAATCGTGTTCCGGCTTCGTAATAATCTATTTTATATTCTTTTTCCATATCTAATTTTATATTACATTTAAAAATATATATAAGATTATCAAACTATTAGTAATTATAAATAATGACAACAACTGATAATAAAAAAAGAGAACTTGTAGATATCAAAGTTGAAGACCATTTAGATGAAGATAAACCAATTCGTGGACAAAAATACGTTTTGCTTTCATTTGTAAGTCCGGAAGATGTTATAGTAAACAAGGAAATAATGTATTTTAACAAATTTTTAGAAAGTTTTTCAAAAAATGTTGATGAATTGTTTAAATCTATTAAAGAGAAATATCCTGATTCTAACTCCACTATTGATAGTTTATATGATACGCATAAATACATTTTCGATGTCAATGATCTTAATGATCAACTCAAGTTTTTCAAGTCGGTTCATGGTGAAGAACTAGAAGCTAAATATAATAGTGAAAATCATGGTATAACCTCTATCAGAGGTGTAAAAGTAAGAGGTACATTTGATACTATCGACGAAGCCAGGAATCGTAGTGAATTCCTCAAAAAACTCGGTGATAAATTTCATATTTATGTTGCTGAAGTAGGTTGTTGGTGTGCATGGTCTCCCGATCCCGAATTTATTAACGACATTGAATATTCGAATACTCAACTTAATACATTAATGAAAGAGTATAAGCAAAATATGGATGACAAGGATGTAATTTTTGAAACTCGTAAAAACAATGTTATTGCTAATCCTGCAGTATCTGCTTCACAAACACCTACCGACACTTTAAATAATGATATAGTAGATGATGGAAATGTAGAATTGTCTAGTATTAAGGAAAGTATCGAAAATGTTGATGTATGGTCTGAAAGAAAAAATCAATAAATTAAATAAATCTTTTATTTAGAGTTATATTTAATAATATGAAAGCAATTGCTATATTTGTATTATTTGTAGGTTGTTTGTTAGTAATACAAGGGTATTATAGTAACAAAAAAATATGCAAAAAAGATAAAGTATTAGTAAAATATGTTCCTAGAAGTATATATGAAGATCAAATGAAACCAGCGGAAAGTTTACAAACATTCTATAAAAGTATGTTTGAAGATATTATATTACCATAGTTATTATTTTTATCCTTATTATTAGTAAATGGAAATATTAAGAATTATTGAGAAAAATATAATAGATATAACAAATAATACTAATGAAATTGATAGTGATGAATTTAAAAGTAATATCAAAAAATTTTTTGAATACAAAAACGATAAAGATAGAATACTAGAATTAAAAAAAGAAAAATACTATGAAAATTATGAAAATAAAAGGGTTGTTCAAAATATCGAGTATGATAATTATTTAAATGATAAATTGCAATTGCGAGAAATAATGAAATCGGAAAAAACTAAAACAGCTTTACATAATTATTTAAAGCTAAGACCTCTGAAATTTAACGATATTAAAGAATTATATTCCTATGAAAATATAAATGTAAATGAGCCGCTTACTAAAGTTCCAACTAAAAAAGCTGATAATGGATTAAACTATAAACCTGAGGCTGCTGTCATTAAACCTGTTAAAGTTTGTCCAGAAGGTAAAGAAGTTAATCCGAAAACAGGATTATGTGTTAAAAAATGTAAAGAAGATCAAATACGTGATCTTGAAACGGGTAAATGCAAGAAAAATAAAAATTACAAAAAGCCTCAGGAAGTGAAAGAAGAGGTGAAAGAAGATGTGAAAGAAGAGGTGAAAGAAGAGGTGAAAGAAGAGGTGAAAGAAGATGTGAAAGAAGAGGTGAAAGAAGAGGTGAAAGAAGATGTGAAAGAAGATGTGAAAGAAGATGTGAAAGAAGATGTGAAAGAAGATGTGAAAGAAGATGTGAAAGAAGAGG